CTTGAGCAGGGGGTAGTCGGTGCGGAGGTATTCGGCAGGGATGCCGGTGGCGTCGGAGCGGTCGCGCCGGAGCACGGGCCAGCTCCAACGGTGCGAGCAACATGCGCCACACCGTTGACAGTCGAGTTGGGATTCCATGTGGGTTTGAAGCCTTGCTCTGGGATGGAGTTGTCTTCGTAGGGGGCGAGGTGGGCGATGCTGTTTACCTCGCTGCGGAGCTTGGGGCACCACACGGGGGCGGAGAGGTGGCGGTTCACGCAGTTCCAGCAGATGGGGTAGTAGTCGGCGTTGTTTGATTTGTCTTGTTTGTGACCCCACTTGCCCGAGGCGCGGTCGTAGCGGGTGGGGTCCATCGGCACGCCTTCGGCTTCGAGGTAGTCGAAGATGTCGTCGTCGGTCCAATGCCGCATGAGGAAAAGCTGGGTGGGGCTGTCATCCACACGGCGGACATCCTGGGCGAGTGGGACGCCGCCTTTGATGAGATCGACATCGGCACTTTTCTGTCCGTGGAATGCGGCGTCCCACGGCCAGTTGAATGAGCCGGTGGGTCGCTGGAGGACATCGGTGAGGCCGCACAGGTAGGGCTCGCCTTCCTTGGGGTGTTCGGTGCCGAGGCTGAGGACGAGGGCGCTGTGGTGGCCCCATTGGTAGTATTTGAGGAAATCAAAACGGGGCTGGCCGGTCTCGATGTCGAACCCATCTTGGATGGCGATGCGGCCGGGAGCGTAGTCGAAGAGGGTCAAGTCCCACTGGCGGGCGAGGAGGTCGCTGTGGGCGTAGCGATGGCGGAAGCGAGGTTCACGCCACTGCACGCAGGGGAGCCGCACGCCGAGTTTAAAAATGAGGAGGTGCAGCATGGCGGTGCTGTCCTTGCCACCGCTCCAGAGGACGACGGGGTTGCGAAATTCCCTCAACCAATGCTCGGCACGGGTCAGGGTTTCATCGACGAGGTTTTGCAGGTGTTGTGTCATTTAAATAGCAAGAGCGGTCATGCCGAGGACCATGCCGCCTGCGGCCATGCCGGAGCCCATCATGGAGTTTTGCGATGCGCCTGCGGTGGCACCGGCTTGCAAGGCTGCGCCTTGGAGGGAGGCTTGGTTGTTCATGAAGCTGTTGTATCGGCTATCCAACATATTTGCGTTAAAGCTGGCGACATTTCCGGCCATCTGGTTGGCGGAGTTGTAGGTATTGCCGATCATCTGGCCGCTTTGTCCGAGCGTGCTTGAGCCCATGCCAGCGCCGGGAGCGAGGGCGCGAGCGTAGGGATCGACCGTCAGATTGGCTCCGGCCAAGGCGGTGCGGAGGTTGGCTTGGTTCTGTCGCGTGTTGGCGCTTTGACCGAGGATGGTTCCGACCATGCCGATGCGGTTGGCGCGATTGCCGACGAGCATTTGATTGGTGCTTCCGGCGAAGTTGCGGCGGTCGGCCTCGCGCTGGCTGGCGTAAGCGTCGCGGTTTAGGATTTCGGCAGCAAGGGCTCCAGTTCCGACTCCAAGGCCACGGGCGGACATCCCGGCGCGGGCTTGCTGGGCGGCTTGGCGCTCCTGCTCGGGGCTGAGGCTGCGGCCGAGCTGGAGATCGCGGAGGGCTTGGCTGCCAAGCTCGCGCTCGATGTCGGTGCCTTCGAGGTCTTGCGCGGCGGTGTAGCCGAGTTGCTCAGTGTAGTCGCCGATGCGGCCGAGTTGAGCGGCTTGGTCTTCGGCGGCGATGAGCTGGTCGGTGGCGCGGCGGGTGTATAGGTTTGGCGCGGCGGTGCCGACGGTTTCTTCGCCGATGATTTTGCCTTTTGCGTCAACCTTGTAGCGTTTTATTGAACCGCCATCTTGGCTGAGATTGGCTGCAATGTTTGAGACGGTGCCAAGCTGGAGGGCTTCTTGGGTGGGATACGCCTCGGCTTGCGCGGCAACCTGATCGCGGAATTGCTCTTTTGCAGCCTTACTCGATTGGCCCATGAGCGCATTGTAATCAATCGGCTGCGCCTGTGGTGGCGGCGTCTCTTTCTTGGGCTTGCTGCCCCCTCCTCCGCCGCCCATTAAGACACCCTCCCTTCAACGAGACCAACGCGGCGGGCGAGTTTGGCCCATGGGTAGGCGTGTGGCTGAAAAGAATTGCGGCGGTGCCAGATGGCCCACTCTTGGGGGTGCGTGGCGACGCGGAGAAATTCGCGGACTGGGTTCGCGTGGCCGACCGAGGCGGCAAGTTCGACGAACCAGGCATTGGGGGGGAGGTCGTAGGTCATAGTGTTAGTATCCGGGGAGTAGTGGACTTCGTGGGCGAGTAGGAAGACTTGCGGGGTGTTGAAAACGAGGCCGTGGGCCATGTGCCAGGCGAGGAGGGACTCGAAGGGTTCGGTGGTGTGTTCGTCATGCCAGTTGCGGGCGCGTTCCCAGGGGAGCATTAGGCTTTGATGCAATACAACATGGCGATGTTGCGCGGGCGGGTTTCATTTGCGGTGCGGGGCGTTCCGTTAGTTCCATCTGTTGAAGGATCTCCAATTCCAGTTGTTGTATTACTGACATTGGGAAATCCTCCTTGAGTCCAATTTGCGCTGGCGCTGTTAATTAAAAGCGTATTTGCAAGCAACGAATGCCTGTGACCTTGAAAGGCATCTGTTTGTTTTGCTCCAAAAGTTCCAGAAACGGTGGCGTCCAAGTTGGTGCCTGATCCACGAACAAAATATCCGCGCAAATCAGGCACTCGAAAATGCGTTGTGCCAGTTCCGCCTGTTCCATTTGTCTCTCCATAAATACTTCCAATCACAGCAAATAATGCGGCGTATGTCCCTGTCTTGGAATACTCATTTCCGTTGGCTGCAAGCCAGCCACTTGGGGCTGAGTTCATGGCAAAAGCCATCACCGCTCCAGTTGGGACAAGAGTGACGCTGGCATTGAGCTTTTCTTGCGTGACAGCTCCATTTGCAATTTTAGTGTTTGTCACAGCATCGTTTGCAATTTTAGCGTTTGTCACAGCATCTGTTGCAATCTTTGTATTTGTCACGGCATCGGTTGCAATTTTTGATTCTGTGACCTCACCTGTTGAAAGCACCACAGCCGGCGTTGCCGCCGAGTTGAGCTTTGCTGGGGTAACGACTTCATCGTTTGTAAATGTGTAGCCTGGGGTGACGGTTGCCATTTTGGAGTTTTAAGTTTTAAGGATTAAGAGGCGTCCTCTGTCTTCTCTGTGTTCTCTGTGGTTAATTTAAGGTTCGGGTTTCGGCACTCACCGGCCCGTTGATTGTCGCCTCGGCGGTGAGGGTGCGGAGGATGGGGCGGCCGGAGGTGGTGCGGAAGCGGAGGTCGAGGGCGGTTGCCTTGCAGCGCAGCGGAGCCTTCAGTGTGTAGTCCTCTTGGTCGGCGGTGGTGTTCACCAAGGAGGCGATCTGGAAATCAGCGTCGAAATCCGTTGTCACGGCATCGAGCGTGCAGGCGCTTCCGGTGGGTAGGACGACGCTGGCTTTGGTGCGGGTCAGGCGTTTGGCGTTGAGGCTGCCCCAGCCGTAGCGGCGGGTCAGGAGACTGCCGAGGACAGGGGTGCTGCCGAGGCCGCTCTGGGTATCGTCTGCACCGGTCTCTTGCTCATCGAGGAGGAAGAGCTTGCCGGTGGTGGTAGCTGCGAAGAGGCGGCGCTGTGTGCCGTAGTCGGAGACGAGCAGGCGGTTCAGCGGGAAGCCGTAGATGTCTTTGGTCTCCCACTGCTGGTTGAGCATGTTGAAGGCGAAGAGGGCGTTTGGATCGGTGCTGTTGCCGAGCGGCACGGCGAGGTAGTAGCGGTTGGCAAAATAAATGCCGTTGCTGAGGTGCGCTGCCGGGGCGTTGATCTCGGCGATGAGGTCGGCAATGGGGTCCGAGAGTGTCTGCGTGCTGCCGCGCAGTTTGAGGTCAAATTGATTGTCCAGCCGGTAAACTCCGTTGTCCGAGAGGAAAAACACATACACGCCTGCGGTGGCAATGCTGCGCTTGGCCGAGCAGCCGATCTCGTCGGTGAGGAGTTGTAGGCTGGAAGCGGCGGGGTCAATCGAGACGCCATCCGCGCCGATGGCCGCCGTGGCGAGCCAGATGGATTTGCGGCAGAAGACCAGAACTTGGCCTTCGGCATAGGGGTGCAAGGCAACGATGTAATCATTCGAGCCAGAGTTGGCGCGGAATGCCTTGCTCACAGGGTCGTAGGTCTCGGCGTCGAAGACATCCGAAATCAGCACCTCGTCGCGGTTGCGGGCGATGACGAGTTGGTTGTTGTAGTAAGTCGCTGTGCTGGTGCTGGGCAGGCGCGAGTAGGTGACGCCAAGCGGATGTGAGCCCTGCGTAACGCGGGAGAAACCATTTGCCA